CGCAACCGGGAGATCAAGACCAGGGATTGGACCCCCAAGATTTTGGCTGCCGGCATTACTGTCGGGTATTTCGGCGTGCTGTTTTACATGCTTACCCACGGTCTGCCGACCACTGGCGGGTCTGAGGCTATGCTGGTGATGTTGGGCACGCTGGGCACTGCTTTTGGCGGTGTCATGGCCTACTACTTTGGCAGCAGCGCCGGCAGCAAGGAAAAGACTGAGGCGTTGAACAGGATGGCCCACAAATGAAAGAGACGTTCCCCAAAGCCCTAAAGATGGTGCTGCATCACGAAGGCGGCTGGGCTGACCATCCGGCTGATCCTGGCGGCGCCACCATGAAGGGTGTGACGTTGGCTACCTTCAGCAAGCATTTGAACCGTCCTGCCAGCAAGGATGAGTTGAGGAACATTACCGATGCCCAGCTTCATGAAATCTATGAAGGCGGCTATTGGAACCGCGCCTCTTGCCATTTGCTGCCTGCTGGGGTCGATCTGGTTGTCTTTGACATGGCGGTTAATGGCGGGCCTGGCCGGGCTGCGAAACTGCTGCAGGAAGTGGTGGGGGTGACGCCAGACGGCGGGATCGGCCCCAAGACCCTAGCGGCGGTGGCTGCCAAGCCTGCCATCAATATCATTGTGGGCTTCTCAGAGGCTCGCCGGGACTTCTATCGGTCGCTGCCGACCTTCGCTACCTTTGGGAAGGGGTGGCTGCGCCGGGTGGATGAGGTAGAGGCTGAGGCGCTGAAGATGGCTAAAGCTTGTAGCCTTAGTCCTTAGTGTTTCAAAATGGCTTGCTTGTTTCAATAGGCAAGAGGTATAATTTAACCCGGCGCATGCTGAAACAGCGGCGGAAAAACTTCCGGAGCGCGCATGATAGAGCTATACAAAATTACTGCGCCTGATGGGCTCCTTTATATTGGGGCCAGTAATGACGCGCGCCGCCGTTGGATAGATCATAATGCAAAAGCAAAAGCTGGATCAAATTGTGATATCCATAAAGCTATTAGGAAGTTTGGGTGGAAAAATTTTAAAAAACAAATTTTGGTAATTGGGCCGGATGAATATATCTACGAATTGGAAATGAAAGCTATTGAGGCTTTTAATACAATTACGCCTTTTGGGTATAATATGCTGCCTGGGGGCAAAATCAGCCCTATGACTGATAAAAATATTGCTCGCAGGGTAAGAATTGCAAAAACTGGCAAAAAAAATCCACGTAGAAGCAAAGCTTTTCAAGCTAAAGGTAATCCCATGTTTGGGAAATCGCATTCTATTCAATCTTTAGAAAAAATGAAAATTGCTATTTCTATGCGACCAAAAATAGAATGCGTCATGTGTAAAAAAATGTTTTCTAAACATACTTATGGGCGTCACTCTCAAAAATGTGAGTCAGTCCAATGAGTTATACCATGACCTACGATAGCCTGCTAGTGGATGTCCGCCGCTACCTTGAGCGCGGCTTCACGGCTGAGAGCGATCAGATCGTCTATGAGCAATTGCCGCGTCTTGTCACGCTTGGCGAGCGGCGGATTGCGCGCGAACTGAAGATTGAAGGTTTCATCCGGGCTGTTCAGACGCCTTTGCAGGTGGGTGTGGCGGTCTACCGCAAGCCTGATCGCTGGCGCGATACGGTGAGCATGACGGTTGATAATGTGCCGATCTTCGCCCGGTCTTATGAGTACATCCGCAGCTATTGGCCCAACGAAGCTGCGACGGGCACCCCGCAGTTTTATGCGGATTACGATTACCAGCATTGGATCATCACGCCGACGCCGGATGCTGCCCAGACTTGGGAGATTTTGTATTACGAGCAGCCCCGCTTCTTGGGGGATGACTTCCAGACCAATTGGCTTACCGAGTATGCGCCTGATCTGCTGCTGTATGCCACGCTGCTGGAGGCTAGCCCGTTCTTGAAGACGGATGAGCGCATCCAGACTTGGCAGGCGATGTATGATCGGGCGGCCCAGGCGCTCAATGGTGAGGACTTGAAGCGCATCATGGATCGCAGCGCCCAGAGGAGTGAAGCCTGATGAGTTACGTTGATGTCTTTGGCGGCGCGAATATCTACCCCAGTGAGATCAGCTACAGCGCGCTGACGCTCACGGCTGATGTTTATCTAAGCTGGCCAGAAGAAACGTCGGCCAATTCTGATCTTGCCACCAAGATCATGGATGTGACGGCCAATGCAGGGTTGAGCATCTATCTGCCGGATGCGAACAAGACCGGCACCGGCAACACCATCCTTTTCAATAATCGCGGCGCCAATACCTTCACGGTTCGCAATGCTGCTGGCGTGCAAGTGGTCACGGTTGCGTCTGGCGAGTTGTGGCAAGTCTATCTGGCCGACAATACCACGGTGGCGGGCGTTTGGCGGTCGCTGCAATATGGCGCGTCTGTCAGCCAGGCGAATGCAAGCGCCTTGGCGGGTACGGGTATTGTCGCAGTTGGTACGCTGCTCAGCCAATCGGTGCCCATCACAAGCTTCAACGCCAATTACACGGCCGGGGTAAATGACCGCGCCAAGATGTTCAATTGGACATCTGCCGGCGGCACGTTCACCTTGCCTGATCCGACTGTGGTTGGGGATAACTGGTTTGTGTATTTACGGAACAGCGGGAGCGGCGCCATTGTCGCTGACCCGCCAGGTCTGATCACGATTGACGGTGCTTTGTCATTGTCGTTTCAGCCGGCTGAGTCGGCCATCATTGTATCTGATGGGGTAAATTTCTACACGATTGGCTTTGGCCAATCTGCGACGTTTGCTTTTGACTATACGGTGATCAATGTTCCTGGCACCGGCACTTATACGCTGACCGGCTCTGAATTGAATCGCGTTGCTTATCGGTTTACGGGCGCTCTGACGGGCAATCGCACGATTGTAATCCCGGCTACGGTTCAGCAATATTGGGTCGATAACCAGACCACTGGTGCCTATACGTTTACAATCTCGCCGTCTGGTGGCGGCGCCAGTTTCAATGTTACCCAAGGTGAACGCGTTATTCTGTATTGTGATGGTACAGACGTTTTAAATGCGTCAACGCAAGGGGTGTCTTTCCCGATTGCTGTTTCTCAAGGTGGGACGGGCTCAACCACGGCTGGCGGCGCCTTAATCAACCTTGGCGGCACGTCTACCGGCATTGCGCTGTTTACGGCCGTGGATCAGCCCGCAGCCTGGGCGGCGCTTGGTGTGGCGCAGGCTGGCAATGTTGATGGCGGGGCGTTCTGATGCCGTCTAGCACCATCGTCCTAAAGTCGCAGCCTGGCATTAAGCGCGACGGCACGAAGTACGAGGGTGACTTTTACGTTGATGGGCAGTGGGTGCGGTGGCAGCGTGGCTTGCCGCGCAAGATGGGCGGCTATCGGTCAACGCAGAAATATCTGCAGGAAATCAGCCGGGGTTTCTCCACTTTCACCCAGATGAATTTTGTCTATTGCCACTCTGGCGGCGAAAGCACGCTGGACCGGTTTACGATTGATTCCACCGGCAATTCATCAATTGTGACGGATCGCACGCCTGTTGCGGCGGCGGCCACGGCCACGGTAACGCTTACAGGTGGTGCGGCTGGGTCGGTTGATAGTATTACGGTTGATGGCGTCAACATCATGTCTGGCGCTGTTTCCTTCACAACTGACTTGCCGACGACTGCAGCGGCGGTTGCGTCAAACATTAACGCTCACACCTCCAGCCCAGAGTACACGGCGGCGGCGGTCGGGGCGGTGATCACCATCAGCGCGGCGATTGGCGCGGGGTCTGATCCGAATGGCTATGCTTTGGTGGTGACCACCACTACCATCACCCAGACGCATACTGACATGTCTGGCGGGTCTTATGCTTTGGTTGACGACCCGTTGAATATGTGGATGTTCGACTATCAGTATGATTCCTCCACCAATCAGAATTATCTGTTGGCCCATGTTGCGCCCAATCTGGGCTGCATCTGTAATGATGCTGACGGCCAAATTTTCTTTGGTGAGGTGTTGGGCACTGGCGATCTAAAGTCTGTCAGCCTGCCGCCTGATGCCAATGTGACGGGCGGTATTGTGTCGCTGCACCCGTATCTTTTTTACTATGGCACCGACGGGATCATTGGCTGGTCTGTTGCCGGTGAGCCTACCAATCTGACGGGCTCTGGCTCTGGCCTGGCGCGCGTCTGGGGGCAGAAGATCATCAAGGGCATGCCATTGCGTGCGGGCTCTGGATCGGCGCCAGCGGGCATCTTCTGGGCGTATGACGCGGTTATTCGCGCGACGTTCACTGGTGGGGCGACGGTTTTCCAGTTTGATACGATTGCCACCGATACCTCAATCATCTCGCCGCAGTGCGTGGTGGATTATGACGGCATTTTCTTTTGGGCTGGCGTCGATCGGTTCTTGATGTTCAATGGCGTGGTGCGTGAAGTGCCAAACCAGATGAACCTCAATTACTTTTTTGATGGTATCAATCCGCGCGCCAGGACTGAGGTATTTGCTTTTAAAGTGCCGCGTTACGGTGAAATCTGGTGGTGCTATCCCAAGGGGGATGCCACTGAATGCACGCATGCGGTGATCTACAATGTGCGCGAGAACACTTGGTATGACACTGAGTTGCCAAATGGCGGTCGGTCTGCTGGGCAGTTCAATAACTCGTTTGCCTCGCCAATCCTGACCGGTGTTGAAGATACTGGGTCCGGGTATCGGGTTTGGGTGCATGAGCAGCTTACTGACGAGTATGACGGGCCTAATATCCGACCAATCAAATCGTATTTTGAGACGGCCGATTTGTCGCGGTTGGTGCAGGGCCAGAGCGAATATCTGCGGATCACGACGATTGAGCCTGATTTTGTGCAGGCAGGTCCAATGACTGTGCAAGTCACCGGCCGGGCGAATGCTCGTGCGCCGGAGGTTTACAGTACGATTTTCACGTTCCCAGAGAACCCGGCGGCTGATAAGCCATATGAACAGATTGTCATGCTGAAGGAGCAGCGCCGTGAATTGCGGGTGCGCTTTGAAAGCAACGCGGTCCATGGGAATTACCAGATGGGCCAGATTATTGGTCACATGTCTACCGGCGATAAGACGGTGCTTGGATGAGCATTCGCACGACGCTGCCGACCGGGATGGGATTGCGGGATTGGGCTGACCAGATTGCGCTTGATCTTGATCCGTATGGCGCGTTTGGCCGGCTGGATGATGAGAGCAATTGGCAGAACTGGGCTATGCAGTTCTTGAACAATTTAACATTGCGTGAAAACTTCCCCGTACCCTACAATTTTGATGATTGGCGGGAATGGGCAGAGCGTTTTTGCCAAGTTTTGGAGTAGGTAAAATGGCGATCCGCGATCAGATCATGCA